AACTGGACGCCATCGCGCAGAACGGCCAAGGCACCTCGGAAATCAGCTACTGGCAGGATCTGGACGCTGACGAAGAGCCGAACATCTCGAACGACAACCCGGACGACCTGGGCGAAGTCGGCAAGGCAGAGCAGGGCACCATGCGCGCCCGTACGCTCTACCTCAACAAAGGCTATGGCGTTGCTGACCTGACGTCCGAGCTGGCCAACACCGAGCCGATGCAGCATATCCGCAACCGCTTCGGCACCTACTGGACTCGCCGCTGGCAGCGTTACCTGCTCGGCGCGGCCCGTGGCGTGATTGCCTCGAACATCGCGAACGATGCTGGTGACATGGTGGTGGACGCTGGCGCAACCATCAGCGCCGGCGCCTTTCAGGATGCCGCTTTCACCTCCGGCGATGCTGCTGACGTGTTCTCCGCGATCGGCGTGCACTCCGTGGTGATGAACCAGATGGTCAAGCAGGACCTCATCGAGTACCTGCGTGATTCTGACGGCCGCATCATCCTGGCCACCTATCTGGGCAAACCGGTGTTCATGGACGACAGCCTCGTCTACGGCGCCGGCCGCTACCTGTCGGTGTTCTTCGGCCAGGGCGCGTTCGGCTACGGCGAAGGCACCCCAGCCGTTCCGGTCGAACTGGAGCGCAAGCCAGGCGGCGGTAACGGTGGCGGTGCTGAAGTCCTGTGGGAGCGTAAGACGTTCATCCTGCAGCCTGCCGGTTTCAGCTGGAAAGGCAGCAACAACCAGAACCTCAGCCCGACCGCCACTCAGTACGCTGCTGCTGCGAACTGGGAGCGCGTGTTTGATCGCAAGCAGGTTCCGTTCGCCGCCGTGATCAGCGGTACCACCACCCCGTAATCCAACTGCGACGGGGCGTCTTCGGGCGCTCCGTTGCAAGGGAGCGAATCATGAAAGTGATCTACACCGACAAACCGGGCAATGAGCCCGGTGTGTGCTATCGACTGCTCAGTGAGTTCTTCGGGGTAATCAGCGCTGCGACCGATGTTTTCGTGCAGGGCGACAACCCCAACATCATCGAGGCCTACAAGCGAGCAGGCATCAAGGTCACCGGCGCCGACGAAAACGGACTGCGTACTGACGGCCCGACCGTTGCCGAGTATGTTGACGCCGGCTATCAGGCAGGCAGCTACCCACCGACTGGCTACGCCTCGCGCAGCACTGCCGAAGAGATCGAAGCAGCGATTGCCGCTCAGAAGCCGAAGGCTGACACCAACACTGAAACCGACCCGCTGAAAATGAAGGTCGACGACCTCAAGGCCTGGCTGACCGCGAAAAACATCACGTTCGACGCCTCGGCCAAAAAAGAAGACCTGCAGGCCCTGGTGCCAGCGGAATAAGGACAAGCACATGACCGACTTCATCACCGTGGCCGATGTCGATGCTCAGTTGGGTCCTGGCTGGGCGGGCACCGGTGATGCGGTCCTTGCTGTGGCGATGGCGAATGCCTGGCTCACGGCCAAGATTAATAGACCCGTTGCAGATCCGACCCCTGACGCCATCAAGCTTGCAGGCGCTCAGGTTGCGAAGGAAGCGGCAACGGGCAACCTGTACAGAGCGACCCAGAAAGAAGTTCTGAGCAAGACGGTATCGGCTCAGTCGGGCACTTCCGTCAACAAGACCTACGCGGAAGGCTCGACTGACCTTTCCGCCAGCGAGAACTTCGCCCTCGCGCTTTTGGCGCCGTGGGTCAAGCGCTCGGGCACGATCATGCTCAAACGGGTGTAGCCATGGGAATGCGCGAAGAGATTCAGGCCGAACTGGCCGAAGCGTTTGACGATCCGGACGGCCTGGCCGACGCGGTGAAGCCCGTGGAAGGCTCGCGCAAGTCGACCCCGGTCTATGACCCGTCTACGGGCACTACCACTGGTGGAACCATTACCTACACCGGGCGTGGGACCTTCGGCAGCTATCTCGCCAAGGAGATCGATGGCTCGCTGATTCAGACCACCGACGAAAAGCTGCTGATCCTCCAGAACGAACTGTTCATCTCTGCTGCTGGCTTGCCTACGACGACACCAGCCGAGCCAAAGATCGGCGACATCATCGCGGCGAAGCGGGTGCTGAACGTGAGTCAAGATCCAGCTGGCGCCACCTGGACCGTTCAACTGAGGAAGTGACATGGCTTCCAAATATTCAGGACTGAGCGGCGGTTTTGCTGCACAGATCCAGGCCTTTGCCGATCAGGCTCAGCAGGCTATCGACGCGACATTGCGCGAGATAGTCATCGAACTGGGCAGCAGCGTGATTCGCATGTCGCCCGTGGGCAATCCGGAAATCTGGGCAGCCAACGTCACGCACCGCGAGAAGAACACCCGAGAAGCCGACGACTACGACTTCAAGGTTGCAGCTCGTAACACAGTCATCAACCTGACCGAATCGAATTTCACCAAGTCCGGGAAGCTCAAGAAGGGCGTCAAGTACGCCAAACCGTTGACTAAAGCCGAACGGGTCCAGAACTTCAACGTGAACGGTCTGGTTTCCGGCAAGGATTACGTCGGCGGGCGATTCCGTGGCAACTGGATGTTCAGCATCGGTACGCCGGACAACACGACGACCGATGAAGTTGACCCGAGCGGGCGCAAATCCACCGCGCGCATCGTCGACGGCGCGATCGAGTTCAAGGCGGGTGACACGGCGTACATCACCAACTCATTGCCATATGCCATCCCGCTTGAGTTCGGTCACTCCCAGCAGGCCCCCGGCGGCATGGTCCGCATCACTGTCGCGCGCTTCCAGCAGATCGTGCTGGAGGCCATCAGGAACAACCAGGTATGAGCCATCAGATCATCCGTCGCATCTACGAGCAGCAGCTTGCGGCTTGGGCGGCGCCACGAGGCTTGCGGATCGCTTATCAGGGCGTGGCATTCGAACCTGGTGACGACGAGACCTATCTGCGCGCCTTCACGTTGCCCGCTGGTACCGACACCCAGACGCTGGAAGGCACGGACCGGGTCTACACCGGCGTGTTTCAGATCAGCGTCGTGGCTCCGGCTGGCAACGGGACAGGTGATGCGGAGGGTCTGGTAGATGACCTCGACGACCTGTTCCCAACCTTCTTGCGACTCCAGCAAGGCGACTTCGAGGTGATGGTGCTGACGCCCGTTGAACCCGGGCCCGCCATCGTCGACGACACCACGCTTACCGTATCGGCTTCGTTTCAGTACCGGGCCGACCGAGCTTAACCCGCCCATTGGGCAAACCCTGAACCCCGCCAAGTGCGGGGTTCGTCATTTCTGCGAAGAGGAAAAATCCCATGGGCTACAAATTGCCGAACGGCGCAACAATTCAACATGCGGCGACCTACGACACCATCCTGCCGTTTACGGAACTGTCCAACGCCACCGAGGCGGTTGCCAAGGTGACAGGGGCCACACTCGCAGCTGGTGACATCGTCCTGGTCACGTCGGCATGGTCGCGCCTCAACAATCGCGTCGTGCGGGTCAAGGCCGCAACGGCGACCGCGATTACCCTGGAAGCCATCGACACCACCGACCTGCAACTCTTCCCGGCCGGCAGCGGCGCGGGCACCTTGAAGAAGGTGCTCACCTGGGTTGCAGTTCCACAAGTTGTGGACGTGGTGTACTCCGGTGGCGACCAGAACTACACGGACGTCGTCTTTCTGGAAGACGATCAGGGCCGGCAGATCCCGACCGACAAGGCTGCTTCGAGCATGGCGCTGACCATCGCTGACGACCCTGCGCTCCCGCACAACGCGGTGCTGTCGAAGGCTGACGCCAAGAAGCAGATTGAGGCTGCTCGCATGAACCTACCCGGCAACGACACTATCTTTTACGGCACCTACACCTCGTTCTCCAAACAGCCAACCATCACTCGCAACAACGTGATGGCCCGCACGGTGAACCTGGCGCTGCAGGCCGAGCCGACCCGGTACATCACCGCAGCGGGCGGGGCGTAATCCATGGCGAGGTTCAAGATTGCGCAAAACCCGACCTTCAAGGCGGATGTTGACATTCCTCGCGTTGGCGGGACGGTGCAGGCTGTTCCGTTCGAGTTCAAGTACCGCGACCGCGAGGAACTCGCGGAATTGTTCGCGAACTGGAATAAGGCGGCCAGGGATGATCAGGAACGGCTGAAGGATCTCGGTGATGACATCACCATTGTGGATGTGACCTTGGCTGACATCGACCGCCAGGTAAAGCAAGTCAGCGAACTGGTCGTGGGCTGGGGCTTCGATGACAAGCTGTCGCCGGAGACCATCCGTGCTCTGGTCAACACATCGGCCGGCGCGGCTGATGCAATCGTCAAGGCATATCAGAACGCTTTTGCTGTGGCTCGCCTGGGAAACTGAAGGAGGTATCGCAGGCGCTGCACCAGCCTGCGATGCCGCAAGATCAGATGGCGCTATTTGGCGTCACCGCTGCTGACTTCGACGACGTTGTCGAGGTTCTTCCTGATAACTGGCCAGCGTTCGTCGTCATGGAGGCCATGGGTACTCAGTGGCGCACGGGCGTGGCTGGGGCTACTGGTCTGGACTATGCCGTCGTTCCTGCCGTCATGTCTCTTGTTGATATTCCCAAGAAACGAAAAAAACAGGTGTTCCACGACCTACGGGTAATGGAGGCCGAGGCGTTGCTCATCATGAGCGAATCGAAATAGCGGAGCACTCATGTCGGGCACAATCGCGGAACTTGGGCTGGCGGTTGATTCGGGCGATGCGGTCCAGGCCGCTACCGATCTGGATAAACTCACGGAGGCAGGCACCAAGGCGGAGAAAGCCGCGGAAGGCGTCACCACCGGCTTCAAGAAGACCGCCGATGCAGCTGACAAGCTAGCGGAGGCCGAGGCCCGGGCGGCGCAGGCAACTGCGGATGCAAAGGCACGCCTGCTGGAAACTGCGCAAACGTCGCTGAAAAACAGCGAGTTCTACCAGCGTCTGACTACCAGCGTGACCAGTACTGCCGGTGCGATGGACGTTAATCGGGATTCAACGGCGAGCTTGCTCGTGCTTCAGAGGCGGATGCAGGCCGAGTCTGATGCCCTGGTCGGCACGACGCAAGTCAGCGCCAAGGCGGCCAAGGATGCGGCGGCGGCCACGGGTGTTCAGGCCGAGGGGCTGGATAAGCTCCTAAACAAGCTCAACCCAGCCAGGAAGGCGCAGGCTGATCTGAATGACGATCTCAAGACGCTCAGCGCAGGATTCAAGGCCGGAAAGATCGACCTTGAGCGGTACACAGCAGAAGTTGGGAAGGTCAATGCCAAGATCCAAACGCTAAACGGTAACGGATCAGCCTTCGACAAGCTGAATCTTGGAACCCGTCAGGCTCAGGAAAATGTCAGTCAGCTTTTCAACGCGGTATCGACCGGTGACTTCAACAGCGGTGCTCGCGCGATCGCTCAGATAGGTGCGGGTGCAGGAGCCTCCGCCATCCAGCTTGGCAAAATGCTTCTGCCTGCCGCCGCCCTGGTCGCCGTACTTGGGTCGATCGCTTACGCATTTATTGATGCTGAGAAGGAGTCATCAGCGTTCAATAAGGCGATTTTTGCCGGTGGCAACATCGCTGGAGTTTCATCGGAGCAGCTGCAACAGATCGCCAAGCAGGCTGGAGACGTCACGCACAACTTCGCTGGAGCGAAGGATGCGGCGCTTGCTCTGGCCAGCAGCGGGAAGGTGACGCAGAGCCAACTGCTGAACCTGACAGAGGCCGCAGCCGCAATTTCGACGCTGACTGGCAAAGGTGCTGACGACGTCGCAACCTCCCTTGCTGGTCTTGGCTCGTCTGCATCTGAAGCTGCTGTGAAAATCAGCGAGCAATACGGTTTGATCACCTCAGATCAGTACCTGGCGATTAAGGCCATCGAGGATAACGGCGACGCCCAAAAAGCCTTGGACACCCTCAGTGAGGACCTCGCCCGGAATGCCCAAGAGCGGCTGAAGCAATACCGAGCCTCACTCTCTGACATTGAGCTTGGTTGGGACGACATCAAAAACAGCATCACCCGAGCATACGCGGCGGTGAAGTCTGAGGTGTTTCCTGATCTGGCCAAGCAGATCGAGATCGTCCAACGCGTCCTCGATACTCGCAAGGCTGGTGGCGTAACCGGCGCGATCTCGAATGGTTTGAGCAATCTCAACAGCCTACTCGGGCTAGATGACGGCGAGAACGACGATTCAACTGCGGCGCTGGAAAAGAAGCTTGCCAGCCTGAAGGCCCGGCAGAAGGCCAGCCAAGATGTAGCTGCTGCCGCCGGCGAAGAAAACGCTGCCAACAAAGAGTTGATCGCCGTCCAGAGGGATCTGGATCGTCAGCTTGATAACGTGAATCCGCTCGCGAAGCGCGAAGCCGCGATCAAGAAGCTCAACGATCAGTTCACGCAGCTATATCAGGACGCTGCGAAGACCGGCCAAAAGTCTCCGCTTCTTTCTGGTGTGGACTTCGACGGGAAAGCTTTCTCTGGAGGCGCTTACGACAAGCTTCTCTCAGGCATCAACACCAAAAACAAGGATGCAAAGGGCCCGGCCAACCAGCTGAACCTCACCGGCTTCAACGACGCCCAGAACAGTCTCAAGTCGATTACCGGCTACTACCAGAACCTCGAAAAGGAACTGGATTCGGCGCAAAAGGCCGGACTGGTGTCGGCTGAGTCGTACAGCAGCCAACGTATCGCAATCGTCGAGCAGGAAAAGAGCGATCTCACCGCAGCCTACGAGGCTGAGATCGCTGCCTTGCAGGCGGTGCGTGACAAGTCGTCTACCACCGGCGAGCAGCGCATCCAGCTGGACCAGAAGATTGCCGATGCCAAGGCCAGCATGGTCAAGGCGCAGAAGGATGCTGATAGCCAGTTGGAGGTGCTGGCCAACAACGAAAAGGGCCGGATCGACAAACAAACCCGCTCTATCGCCCAGTACGTGCAGGCGCTGGATCAGCAGCAGAAGGCGCTGGAATTGGCCGGGCAGCGCGCGGTGCTGGGTGTTGGTCGTGGCGATCGGCAGAACGCGCTCGATGCTCAGCTGAACAGCCAGCAGGATCGGTTTGCGCAGCAGTCGCTGGACCTGGCGAATCAGAAGTCTGATCCGTCGCGCAACATGTCCGAAGAGGAGTTCGCCAAGAAGTCACAGGCTCTTGCCGACGCCAATAAGAAGGCAACCGACCAGATCCGGCAGAACTACGCGGACGTGCAGACCGCTCAGGGCGACTGGAGCAACGGCGCGACCGCCGCTTGGGAAAACTACCTTGACAGCGCCAAGGACGTTGCGGGGCAAACGAAGAGCCTGTTCGGCAACGCCTTGAGCTCCATGGAAGACGCCGTGACGAACTTCGCCCTGACCGGGAAGCTGTCGTTCTCAGATTTCACGAAGTCTGTGATTTCTGATCTGGCACGGATTGCGGCGCGAAAGGCCACGGCGGGCATCTTCAGCTCAGCCTTTGGATTGGTGTCATCCGCCGCTGGCTCGTATTTCGGCGGCAGTGGCACCGCAGGATCATCCCAATCCGACTACACCGGATCGGACTTTCAGGATTATGTAGCTGGACAGCGCGCTACCGGCGGTGATGTAGCGCCGAACTCGCTGTACCAGGTGAACGAGCTGGGTCCTGAACTCTTCAGTCAAGGGGGAAAATCCTACCTTATGACCGGAGCGGACGGCGGTAGCGTCACTCCGCTGGGCTCTGGTGCGGCATCGGTTTCTGCTGGTGTGGGCGGATCTTCCCCGATTGCGGTCTCGATCCAAATCAGCGGCGATGGCACGTCTCAGGTAAGCAGCAATACCTCGGGCATGGAGCAGTTCGGCGCCGAGATCGGGCGGTTCGTCGAGGCTCGCTACAAGCAGCTGGAAGCGAAGTCGCTTGGGCCGCAAGGGAATATCCGTAAAGCCATCAATGGGAGGGCGTAATGGCTGACACATTCACCTGGCGCCCTGATAAGTCGGCGCCGGGCACATTCACGGAGCGCATTCGTTCCGCCCAGTTCGGTCAAGGCTACAAGCAGCGCGCGGCGGACGGGATCAATAACGAAACCCAGTCATGGAACTTGACGTTTACCGGCGAGAAGGCGCGGATCGCCGCGATTCTGACGTTCCTCCGAGCGCTGAAGGGGTACAAGTCCTTCATCTGGGCAACGCCGTTCGACGGCCCCCTTTTTTTCACATGTGACACCTTTTCCCCTACGGATCTGGGCGGCAAGGTGTGGTCACTGACTGCCACGTTCGAACAGACCTACCAGGTGACCTGATGGCTGAGAGCATTTACGAAGATGTCCAGAAGCTTGAGGCAGGTCAGTATGTTGAACTGTTTGAGCTGGACCTGAGCGCGATCGCCGGCGACATCTACTACTTCCACGGTTACACGAAGCTTGGCGGTATCACTTGGCAGGGCGTTGAGTACTCGCCCTGGCCGATAAAGGTCGACGGCATGGGCATGACCGGGGAAGGGCAGCAGAGCAACCCGACACTGGCCGTAGGCAACGTCACCGGATTCATCACCGCTCTGTGTGCGACGTATCAGGATCTGGTCGACGCGAAGGTTGTTCGCCACCGGACGCTGGGACGTTACCTCGATGCCGTCAACTTCACAGAGGGAAACCCTGAAGCGAATCCGGACGAGCATTTCACGGATGACGTCTACACCATCGATCAGAAGCAAGCGGCAGACGCGTCGAACGCCACCTTCGTTCTCAAGTCTCCGCTGATTGCGACCGATCGCAAGCTGCCGGGACGCCAAATTGTTGCCAACTGCTGTCAGTGGTTGGTGATCGGCGGGTACCGGGGGGCCTACTGCGGCTACACCGGTTCGGCCTACTTCACCGACAAGGACGTTCCGACTGACGACCCTGCCAAAGACATCTGCTCCGGCACTCTCCTTGGCTGCAAGCTGCGCTTTGGCGCGAACAACCCGCTCCGCTACGGCTCATATCCGAGCGCAGGGTACTGAGGTGTTGGATGAGGCTTTCGAAGGACACCATCAAAGCGATCTATGACCACGCCCGGGCTTCGTTTCCCCAAGAGTCCTGCGGATTAATCATTCGCTCCGGTAGGGCGAACAAATATGTCCCGACCCCAAACTTCGCCGAGAAGCCGGAAGACGATTTCAAAATCAGTGCTGAATCATGGGCGCTTGCCGAAGACCAGGGCGAGATCATCGCCATCGTGCACAGCCATCCCGGACAGTCAGCGCGGCTCAGCCATGCAGATCGAGTATCGATGGAGGGAACTGGACTGCCTTGGCTGATCGTTGAAGTGCGTGAGGGTGAACCGGTCAGCCATCTGATACATGAGCCGAGTGGCTATCAGGCGCCATTGATAGGGCGCCCGTTCAGGCATGGGGTTCTCGACTGCTACTCACTGGTGCGCGATTACTACCAGCGCGAGCTCAACATCACGCTACCGGAATACGACCGCGAAGATGGATGGTGGAACGAGGGGAAGGACCTTTACACCGACAATTTCGAGGGAGCCGGCTTCGTCAAAATTGGACAGGCAGATCTCCAGCAGGGCGATCTGATTCTGATGCAAGTGCGGTCACCGGTCCCTAATCATGCAGGCATCTACCTTGCGGATGGCATGCTCAAGACCGAGCCTGATCACCATCCGGTGCCGGGTTCGATCCTGCATCACCTGTACGGCCGTGACTCGAAGCGTGATGTGTACGGCGGGTACTGGACCGAAGCCACACGTCTGGTCCTCAGGCACAGGGAGTCAAGGTAACGGCGGAAGGGGAAATTTTGTGATGCTTCCGATTGGTGATAACTTTTCACGATCAACAGGGAGTTATCCATGCACAACGAATCACTTTCCTTCGGGGCGATCCTTCTCCTAGCCGTCGCTTTCGTTATCTATTTTGTGCCTACCATCGTTTCGCAGTGGAGGCTACATCATAACGCCACGGCAATTTTCATCTTAAACCTCGTCCTCGGATGGACCTTTCTGGGTTGGGTGGTAGCGTTGATCTGGTCGTTTTCAGCTGTGGCGAAGCCGGTTGCAGCGAAGCCCGCCGGACCTGTCAAGGATGACAAATACTCAGCACTTGAACGCCTCGGCAGTCTGAAAGATAAAGGGCTCATCAGCGACCAGGAATTCGACCAAGAGAAGGCGAAAATCCTTCAATCATGAGGAGGTATTGATGCGAATTTTAATAGGGGCGCTTGCGGTTGCCCTGCTGGCGGGGTGCGTGTCCCCGACGATCAGCCAAATGCGAGACAAGGGCCCGGCAGCAACTTATACGTCGGCGAAGTCAGAAGGCGATTTGTCTAAATGCGTGCTCTTTGCCTGGCAGGACACCAGCCTTGCTGGGAGTGCGCCGGCGGTGAGCATTCAGCCTGGCCGGGATGGCGGGACTACAGTGAGCACAGGAGGCAACGAGTATTTCGTTGACCTGAAAAGTGCCGGTTCAAAAACCTCAGCTCGGTATTACGAGGTCGGCGACACATGGATATCAAGAAAGCTTCAGCCCGAGTTAAAGAGTTGCTTGTGAGAAGCTGACCAACAAACACAAACCCGCTACGGCGGGTTTTTTTACGGGTGGGGAAAATGGCTGAACGACTTCGGACCGTTAGGCTTTACGGAAAACTTGGCGCCAGATTCGGCCGCGTACACCACATCGCCGTTAGTTCAGCAGCAGAGGCTGTTCGCGCACTTGGCGTTCTACACAAAGGATTCAACGAATTCTTGTTAACGTCCAAAGATATGGGTCTGGATTTCGCAGTTTTCTATGGCCGCCGAAACCTCAGTCAAGGCGAACTGCGAGATCCTCCCAGCCACAACGACATCCGTATAGCTCCGGTAGTGCAAGGGAGCAAGAGCGGCGGAGGGCTGCAAACTGTAATCGGCGTCGTATTGATCGCTGTAGCAAGTTATTTCTCGGGTGGCTTGGCTGCAGGAGGTGCCACCTTGTACGGCTCTGCGGCGGGGGCTGCGGCTTGGACGGTAGTGGGCGCGGTCGGCTTTTCTCTCGCCATCGGCGGCATTGCTCAGATGATTACGGGCACCCAAACAGGCATCGACAGCAGCGAAGCCGCGGACAACCAGCCGAGTTACAACTTCTCAGGCATCAAGAACACCGTCACCCAAGGCAACCCGGTACCGCTGTGCTACGGCGAGATGACCGTGGGTTCCGCCATGATTTCACTGGGCATCGTCGCCGAAGACGAACAGTAAGGGCTTTCCAATGACCGACACCATCGTTCGCGGCTCCAAAGGCAGCGAAAGCAGCCACACGCCTGTAGAAAGCCCGGACAGCCTGATCAACACCAGTTACGCGAACATTCTGGACGCCATCAGCGAGGGGCCAATCGTCGGCCTGGTCAACGGCGCTCGGTCCATTTATCTGGACGAGACACCGATTCAAGGCACCGATGGGTCCATGAATTTCACCGGCGTTACCTGGGAGCAGCGGTTCGGCGAGCACGATCAGGATTACATCACCGGCTTTCCGTCTGTAGAGACCGAACACGCGGTCGGCGTTGAGCTGAAAGCGTCGCAGCCATGGACCCAGAGCCTGAGCAACCTGCAGTTGTCTGGCGCTCGTCTGCGCCTTGGGGCGTCGGCCCTGTATCAGCAGAACAGCGACGGCGATACCACCGGTTTCACGGTGAACTATGTCGTCGAGCTTTCCACGGACGGCTCGGACTATGTGCCGATCATCACCACTGCGTTCAACGGCAAGACCACCACCGGCTATCAGCGCTCGCACCGAATCGATCTTCCAGCGGCTGAAGAAGGTTGGTCTATCCGCGTCCGCCGCACGACGCCTGACTACACCGATGCCAAGATCGGCGACACCACGACGGTGGTCAGCTACACCGAAGTCATCGACGCCAAGCTGCAATATCCCTACACCGCTTTGGTTGGGATCAAGATCGATGCGAGCCAGTTTTCGAACATTCCTGAGCGCGCTTTCCGCATCAAAGGCCGCATCATCCAAGTGCCGAGCAACTACACCCCAGAGTCGCGCACCTATTCGGGCACTTGGGATGGCACGTTCAAACTGGCTTGGACCGACAACCCCGCGTGGATCTACCGCGACATCATCATCAATGATCGCTACGGTCTGGGCCGCTTCATCAGCAGCGACAACGTCGACAAGTGGGAGCTCTACCAGATCGCGCAGTACTGCGATGCGATGGTCTCGGACGGTAAGGGCGGGCAGGAGCCTCGTTTCACCTGCAACCTGTACTTGCAGTCGCGCGCCGATGCGCTCCAGGTACTGCAAGATCTGGCCAGTATCTTTCGCGGCATGGCCTATTACGCTGGGAGTGAAGTAGTCGCGTCCGCTGATATGCCAAACGACCCGGTGTACACCTACACCAATGCCAACGTCATCGAAGGCTATTTCAGCCGCCCAGGCTCGTCCGGATCCACTCGTTTCAGCGTTGCGAAAGTCAGCTGGACCGATCGCGACGACTTCGGCGCACAGAAAGTCGAGTATGTGCCGAACACAAAGGCCATCGCTCGCTACGGCATTCGCGAGACTGAAATCACGGCGTTCGGCTGCGTGTCGCAAGGCCAGGCCCAGCGTCTCGGTCATTACACGCTGCTGACCAACCAGTTGGAAACCGGCACCATTCAGTTCAGTGTCGGGCTGGATGGAGTGCTCGCGCGCCCAGGCCAGATCATCCGTGTTGCAGACCAGCACTACGCGGGCAAGCCCATCGGCGGCCGAGTCAAGGCTTCGACCACGAACAGCGTCACTGTTGACGATGACCTCACCGTCGCCGCCGGCGGTACTCTGGTTGTCATCCAGCCGAACGGTACGGCTCAGACTCGCGTCATCAAAACCGTTGCGGGCCGCGTGATCACGGTCACCGAAAATTTCAGCGCTGCTCCAGTCACCGAGTCGGTCTACGCGATCGAGACCGCAGAGGTCGTGCCTGAAACCTATCGCATCCTGACCATCACCGAGAACTTCGGGGACGACAAGCTTCAATACGACGTGGTCGCGGTTCAGCACAACGCGAGCAAATTTGCCGCCATCGACAGCGGTGCGCAGATCGTCACGCCTCCAACCACCACGCTTCCGGGCGCGGTGCAGGCAATGCCTACCAATATCCAGCTCTCGACCTATGAGGCCGTGAAGCAGGGCCTGACGATCGCAACCATGCGCATTACGTGGGAGCCTGCACGCAGCGCACAGAGCTATCAGGTCTGGTGGAAGAAAGATTCGGGCGACTGGGTCTATGCCGGTATCACTTACACGTCATCGATTGAGGTGTCGGGCATTTACTCCGGCACCTACACGGCTCGGGTTTCGGCTGTTGGCGTGAATGGCAACTCGTCCCTGTGGGCGTATTCCGAACCTACTCTGCTGAACGGCAAGGAAGGTCTGCCGCCTGCGATCACATCGCTGACCACCGAGAGTCTTATTTTCGGCATCGGTCTGAAATGGACCTTTCCGCCTGACGCGGAAGACACCCAGCGTACAGAGCTGTGGTACAGCCAGGCGCCTGATCTGGCGACGGCTATTAAGCTTGCCGATCTGGCTTACCCGCAATCCGACTACACCATGCAGGGCCTGCGCGCGGGTCAGTCGTTCTTTTTCTGGGCGCGCCTCGTCGACCGCACCGGCAACCTCGGTCCGTGGTTCCCGCAAGCACCCACTGTCGTGAACGGCCAGGCCAGCGCCGATGCCGATGACATCCTCGACTACCTCACCGGCGAGATCACCGAAAGCCAGCTGGGTCAGGAACTGCTGGGGGAAATTGGCAAGATCGGCGGCGACGGGCCGGGCTCGGTTAATGAACGCCTCGACCAGGTGAAAACCGATCTCGGAGACCAGATCACCGACGTCAACAACACCGTGACCGAGGTGCAGACTGAGCTGCAAGCGCAGATCGATCAGATCGCGGATCTGGCTGACTCGATGCCGTACAAGCCAGACGACACTTACACCACCGGGCAATCCACCCTTGGCGAAGACGGGTTTTTGTATCAGGCGACACAGAACGTACCGAAAAACACGCCACCGCCGAACACTGCCTACTGGCTCAATGTCGGTCAGGCGGTGCAGACAGCAAACGGCCTGGCCGCGCGCGTCACCACCGCTGAAACCAAGATCACCAACATCGAGGGCGTCACCACCGCGCAGGCGAACCAGATTACGGGCCTGCAAACGAGCTTGACCACCACCAACGGCAATGTCACTGCGGCGCAAAACGCAGCGAATGCGGCGAACACTTTGGCAGGCGGAAAGGGCAAGGTCATGGTGCAGTCGGCAACGCCTGCCGCTGCCGATCAGTTGGCTCAAAATCTGTGGATCGACACGACCAATAATGCGAACACGCCCAAGCGCTGGACGGGCAGCGCATGGCAGGCCGTAACAGATAAGGCCGCTACCGATGCCGCTACCGCCGCCGCGAACGCCCTGGCATTGGCCCAGACCAAAGCGGACGCCTCGGCGGTGCAGAGTCTCACTACCCGCGTAACAGCGGCCGAGGGCTCGATCAGCAGCCAAGGTACGGCAATCACCGGCCTGAACAACAGCCTGACGACCACCAATCAGAACGTTACCGCTGCGCAGAACGCAGCAAATGCGGCAAACACGCTGGCGGGCGGGAAGGGCAAGGTTATCGTTCAGTCGGCGGCGCCGGCGGCTGCCGATCAGTTGGCCCAGAACCTCTGGATCGACATCACCAACAACGCGAACACCCCAAAACGCTGGACCGGGAGCAAGTGGGACGCGGTTACAGACAAGGCGGCGACGGATGCTGCTGCGGCTGCTGCAAGCGCTCTGGCGCAGGTGGCGACCAAGGCTGAAGCCTCGACTGTTCAGGCGCTCCAGAACACTGTCACGCAGCAAGGCACCGACCTGACGGCGGCAGGCAGCGCGATCATCGCGATCAATGCCAATATTGCGACCGCTGGCGCTCAGAACCTTTTGTATAACCCGTCATTCGACCGCGATGCCGTAAATGGATTCCCTGACGGGTGGGGAGGGAATACTGCAGGCGGCGCAGCTCGAACCTACAGCAAGGTGCCTTCGACTATTGATCCGTCTGGAACCGCCTTGCGCTACGACATGACGGGCCTGACATCTTCTGCCGCCAACTATTGCGGGCTGTACCTGATCGCCGCGAAACAGCCAGCTTTTTCGCCGTCTCAGTCGGCGGCTGGCTCCGTATACGTCAAAGCTACGGCAGGCCTGCGCTTGAGCCTTGCGCTTGAGTTTTGGGATGCGGGAACTGTCGACCTTCTGTTGCGCACCGCTTTTGTTACCATCGTGGCTACTGGCGATTGGCAGCGGATTACTTGTATCTCCCCATCTCCAGCCGGCACGGCATCGGCGCAGATGCTTATGCGTTTTCAAGGGACTGCCGCGCTCGCAAGCGGGTTCGTAGAGGTGGACAGAGCACAGCTGCAAAACTCCACGGTCGTGACCGGATGGCAAGATAACGGACAGCTTTCCGCTCTTGACATAGCCGCACAAGCCGCAGCAACCACCGCCCTGACCGCGCGAGTAACCCAGACCGAAACCGGACTGACGAGCGTGAGCGGTCAGATCACTCAGCTGACCAACTCTATAGGTGGTAACGGAACAAACCTCATCCCTGCTGAGTACTCGTCGTTCACAAAAAATGTTCCGGTTATGGCAAAAGCAGCGCAGCTGACTCTGACAGCTGAGGCCGACGCCGCCGCCTATACCGGATATTTGCTGCGCGCAAGCAACAACCCGTCATCGACAGGGTATTTGTACCTCGGGAGCACCATCACCGACTACAACTTGCGGCTGGACCCAAGCGGCAAGTACATCGCCTCTTTTTGGGCAAAAGGGAGCGTGGCGCACCCGGTGGCTGTTCGACTCAAGTATCTCAACTCCGCAGGGGCATCGGCTGAATTAGAGGTTGGAGTGGTCAACGTCACTACCACGCTTATTCGCTACAGCGTGGCATTCACTGTTCCTGCGGCTGTGGTCGGACGATCTGTGCTTTTGCTTTTTACGCAGAATGTCGCAGCGGTGGGGGATACGTGGTTTGACGGCTTCATGATGGAAGGGCAGGTGGGGGCGTCAACTTCCCCTAGCGCTTATGTGCCCGGGTCATCTTCGAGGCAGGCGGCTGCAACCTCTGAGGCAATTGACGCTTTGTCCTCAACTGTCACCCAGCAAGGAACCACTCTTACCAGCGTCGGAACGCGGACCACTACCCTGGAAAACGCTGTCAACAGCACGACCAGCGGGCTGGCGACGAAGGCAAGTGCTTCGTCCGTTGATACGCTTACTAACCGTGTGACCGCTGCCGAGGGCAACATCACCAGCACGTCTGGCGCTGTAACCCAGCTGCAAAATAGCATTAACGCTATTGGTGGTTCCGGCTCCAATATCCTGCCGGTTGAGTTCACGACATTCGGCGCGACTCTTCCAGCGATGGCGTCAGGTAGTGGTGCGGTACTGAGCGCGGTAGCGCTGGCAACCTCAACAGGCGGGTACTTGCTGAAAGCAGGCGTAGCAAGCTCGGCGACTGGGTACCTGTACCTCGGAACCTCAACCACTGACTACAACCTGAGATTGAAAACGAACGGGAAATATATCCTGTCGTTCTGGGCGTATGGATCTGTCGCGCACAGCGTTGGACTACGCCTGAAGTACGTGACAGCGGCTGGCGGAACCACTGAGGTTGAAGTGGGCCAGCAAGCCATTACCACGACATTGACGCGATACAGCGTGGCGTTCACTGCGCCTGCCGCCTTGGTTGACCGCTGCGTGATCGTGATCTTCCCCAACCGCACTGCGGCTGTGGCAGACACGTTCTTTGACGGTTTCATGTTGGAAACCCAGATCGGCAACGCGACCGCTGCTAGTGACTTTGTACCAGGACAGGCTGCTCGCCAGCTCTCGGCGCAATCGACGGCGTTGAGTTCGCTCAGCTCCACCGTTACCCAGATCGGCAATACGCAAACTGCTCAGGCGCAGTCGCTAACCCAGTTGCAAAGCACAGTGGGCGGCCACACCTCGCAGATTTCGCAACTGGCCACAACTACAGCGGACTCAGCGGGCAAGATCGCGGCCACTTACTCGCTGAAGCTGGCGCTGGCGCAGAACGGCTTGCAGTACGTCGCAGGCTTCGGGGTCAGCCTGGATAACAGTTCGGGAGTTGTTCAGTCGCAATTCGTGGTCGCGGCTGACCGGTTTGCTGTCATCCGTGACGTCGCGGGGAACGTGACTTCGCCGTTCATCATCGAGAACGGTCAGATATTCATGTCTGATGCGGTGATCAAGCAGGCGACAATTGCAAACGCTGTGGTTGGTCAATATCTGCGGTCTGCGGCGAAGTCCACGAACGGTCAGGACATCATGACTTTAGACATGGTGGCCGGTCAGGTACTCACCCGAAATAACTCCGGCACGAATTATTGCCAGATGAACAACGAGGGCATATTCGGCGTTTCGAATGGAGTCGTGTTGTTTGAGCTGAGGATGTGAAATGGCTGGCTTGATTCTAAGGAATACCGCTGGCCAGGAAATCCTCAACATGACGATGAGGATCAGCCAGAACATGGGATGGGTTGATACCAATGGGGCCAATGGCAGTGCAACGCTGCCGTCGCCCCCAGCTGGCAAGCAGCTCTACTACGTCGTGGTGCCGCTTGTTGATCTCCAACGGGAGAAGGGGAAGAGGCCGGCGGTAGCTCTCAGCGGCACAAGTTTGAGCTGGGTCTATTCCTACAACACGAACGGCTGGGGGTACTTCTCAGCCAATTGCCGGATCTTTTATGGATCATATTGATGGCGAGTTTAATAGTCAGAAAGCCTGACGGAAGCGTTCTATTCGATACCCAATACATTACCCATGGATTGGTAAAAAGCGGGTATTTGCAGGCCGATGAGACATGGCCGAGGAAATACCTGCGAAGCATCAACCTGGATCCCAACGCGGGATCAAGCTACGACGATTCATTTCGTGCTGGCGACCAGATGTTCTCGATCACGGTAAGTAATGCCGTAAATCCGATCTGCTTCATTGTTGGCAAGGGCTGCCTGCAGGGAACAGCAAGAACCGGCAACACCGTGAAGTTCTTCTACAGCGGCGGTGACACCAACACCAAGGCCTATGTTTTCGACCTGATGAATAACAACGTTGCAGGCAACCCACCCTGGCTTAAGTGTCGTCGCGCTGACGGAACCGTTTCGTTCAACTCCCTTCAGGTTCCCCTGAATGTCCTGTACACCATCCAGGCGCCTGCACCAGCAGCGCTTGATCAATATGGCAGATACACCGGACCGTATTCCGGAGGCGCGTGGCAAACCGTCAGGTTCCAAACCGCCTCGGTCGACCCGCAGGCGCATTACGTCGTCGATGTAGGGCTTCCGGGGGGAGTGGAATACGCAGCGTTCCTCAACTTCTCAAGAGGCTGTACTGGGTACTGGTCAGGCAGCCTGACAGGCGTTAACCCACAAACGGTGGACATGTCGGAGGGCGCCTATGGCCGAGTCGGCGGCATGAGCTTTATGTTCGGCCCAGCAGGCGCGGGTATCGACGCCGCTTTCGGCGGAATCATGTCTGTGCCTGGATCGGTGGGCGCTCTGATCACCGACCGCTATCCAATTGCACTTGTCATCGCAACAACCGTCCTTCCTTTCCCCTACGGGTGAGGCGCGGCTTTCTGCTTCACCACTCACACCAAACCAAATGATGGAGATTCATATGCCTTTTATCGTGATCAATGGCAGCAACTCGTTCGACCCGAACAACCAGGTTGAGTACGCATCCGAAGCCGAGGCTGATGCCAAAGCGCGCGAGATCCTCGGCGCCTTCCCTCAGTCCCTGATCCGCACTGCACAACTGGTGAAGACCTACCGCGCGCAGGTGACCATCACCGCCGAGGACGTTCCGGAGCAGGATCAGCCGGCCGAGTAATGCCCCGCCGACCCAATGCCCGCCAAGTGCGGGCTTTTTTTCGTCTGGAGAAAAGTGAATGCGCACATCGCAGAAGGGCATCGGCCTGATCAAGTCATCTGAAGGGCTCCGTCTCGATGCCTATCCTGATCCGGGGACGGGCGCGGAACCGTGGACGATTGGCTATGGCTCGACCCGGGGCGTCGTAAAGGGCATGAAGATCACAGAGGAGCAGGCCGAGCGGATGCTCATGAATGACGTTGCCAGCTTCGAGCCGGAGCTCGATCGACTGGTGAAGGTTTCGCTTACCCAGAACCAATGGGATGCGCTGATGAGCTTCGTCTACAACCTCGGATCGGCCAATCTTGCATCGTCGACGCTGCTGAAGATGCTGAACGCTGGCGACTATGCCCGCGCCGCAGATCAGTTCCCGCGCTGGAACAAGGCGGCAGGCAGGGAAATGCCCGGACTGACCAAGCGCCGCGCCGCGGAACAAGCATTGTTCCTGAGTAAAGCATGATTGCCGCCCTGAAGCTGGTCCCGGCGTGGGCGTGGGGAGTAGTGGTGCTGGTCATCGCGCTGTGCGTCGGATCATTCTCCGCGGCCTGGTTCTGGCAGGCCAATTCCTACGGCAAGGTCATCGCCACCAATGAAGCCAACCGCCAGGCCGATATCGCGCTGATCGCCAACGCCGGGGCAGATCAGGCGCGCAAAGCGCTCGCCAAACAGCAGGACGCAGAGCAGAAACTTGCCGCCCTGGACAAATACGCAACAGAACAGAAGGAAAAGGCCAATGCTGAAAACGAATCTCTGCGCCGCGCTGTTGCTGACGGCACTCGCAGGCTGCGCATCGCGGGAAGTTGTAGTGCCGGTGGCGGGAACGTGTCCAGTACCGCCAGAGCCGCCGGCCTGGCTGATGCAGGCTCCGTCGAACTCTCTGCAGCAGCTGGACGATCTGTTCTCGATATCCGCGCCGGGATCATTGCCGACCAAGCGGCCTTGAGAGCCGCCCAGTCCTATATCAATAGCGTTTGTCGCTAGAAAGTATCTGAGGGGGCAAATCTATTCAGCCTGGATCCTATCCCACTCGTTTTTGTACTGTTCGGTCTCATTGACGCAGTTCTCACACAATACGCCATCGTAATACGCTTCGGTGGTCAATGCCTCTGCGAGAGCTTCCCCTTCCAGAATTACGGAGCACTCGTTGTGATGGCCGCCAGGGTTTTCAACGCCATCACAGGCGCGCGTGAGGAAGGGTTCAAGTACCTTTTGCTGAAGCGGCGACAAGCTTTCATAGCCTTTGTCTGCAGCTAGCTGAGCAATCCCCTTGATTTTCTGGTCTTCGTTATCAAGGCTTCCGTTCTCCAACAACTTTTCTACAACTTTTTGTTCTTCGCTCATGCGTGTCTCCCAGAATAGTGTTGACGGCACTGCTCGTCGCTGCGGACGATACCACGCAGCTAGGCTGCTGACGTCATCTGTCGGCGGTCATCCCATACAGTATTGACCCATCCCCCGCGAGTCTCGTTAACTGTACGCATGTACAGTTATGAGCTTTGCCATGCTTTTCGATCAACAGAAAATCTCTCTTGACCAGCTACTCAACATCCGCGCGCCTGGCACCTACCTAATAAAGGTGGAAGGGGACAGCATGCAGGGTGCAGGAATCTTTTCCGGTGACATCCTGATTGTGGATAAGGGAATAGAGCCTGCCGCCGGCAGAGTCGTGATTGCGCTGGTCAACCGCGATCCGCTGGTGAAATACCTGTCGTTCGTGGACGGAATGCCGGTGCTCACATCAGCGAATTCCAAATACCCGGCGCGCTACATACTTGAGAACGATGAATTCGAGGTGTGGGGCGTGGTTACCTACAGTATCCGGGACCACGACAGGAATTGAGCATGAAGGTGAAGGTGGTCTGCATTACGCAAGCTCACACCTTACCCTTGGCGGCCTTCGTGATAATGTCCGCCCATTCCTGCATCATGTCCCGTCGCTGCTCAAGGTACGTGGCATGGTTGTAGACATCGCGGATGATGCTGGTGTCTGCGTGCGCCAGTTGTCGCTCGATCCAATCCCGGTTGTAACCCTTGTGGTTCATCTCGGTTGAGAACAAATGTCTGAATCCGTGCGGCGACTGTATGCCAGTCAACCCGCACTGCTCGATCACCCCGTTCGCATAATTGGTGCCGATCGGCCGCTTGTTGTCGGTCCGGTTCACAAACACGTACTGCAGATGCCCGGTGAGGGGAAGCATGATTTTCAGTAGCTCAACCGCCTGCGTCGGGAGGGGCACGGCATGGTTACGGCGCATCTTCATTTTGCTTGCCGGTATGGTCCAGGTGGCCGAATCCAGATCGATTTCCGACCATTCGGCGTGACGAACCTCGCCCGGGCGAGCCGCCGAATAAAGCATTAGCATGAAGGCCGACTTGATCTGCTGGCCAACATTCGCGGCGTTGATCGTCGCCAGCGTCTTCGGCAACTCGCTGATGGGCAGAAACGGGTGGGGCTGGTGCTGTCCGATCTTCTCCGTGACTGCGTGCATTTCTGCTGTGGGGTTGACTGTGATAACTCCGGTTGCGATCGCGTACCGGAAAACCTGACCCATCAGCTGCCGTGTCTTCACTGCGGTCGCGACGGATCCTCGCCTCTCTATCCGGCGGACGATACTCACGATGTCCGAACGGGTTATCGAGCTGATCTGCCGGCTACCGAAGACCGGCAGCCAGTCCAGTTCCATGGCGTTGCTGATCACCCGCAAGGTGCCCGGCGTCAGCTTTCCTTTGCGGAAGGCGAACCACTCCTCATACACGCGGCGGAACGTGTAGCCGCTCTCCTCAAGGGCCTGAACCCTTTTCTCCTTTCTCGATTCGCGCGGGTCAACTCCCTGCGCTACCTCTTCGCGGGCTTCATCACGCCGCGCCCGTGCCTCTTTCAAACCAATCTCTGGGTATGTGCCCAACGATATTCGGACCTGTTTGCCCAGCCAGGTGAAACGAAAGTGCCAGCTCTTCACGCCACCTGGTGCGATGTACATCGTCAATCCAAGCGAGTCGGCGAGCGTATAGGGTTTGTCCTTGGGTTTTGCCTGTCGAAGTGCGGTATCAGTGAGGGCCACCAGTACATTCCCTGTGGGGTTATCGGTCAATGTACTGGATGATGTACTAACTGTCGTGTCTTGGGAAGGTTTGGGATGGTACTCGGCGGTACGCCAAATCAGCGCCTTTGCGGGCTGAGGCTGTATTTCTGACATGTGCCGGTTTGGGATGGGAAATCAGAGTGGAAACCTTGAAGATTTCCACGGTATTGAGAGCCTTGAAAGGTGGCGATCGCCTGGGCGAAAAAATGCAGGCAGCGAGTTTACCAGCAATGGTTTGCCCAAGCACAGCCAGAACCTGACTCGATGGTTAAGCCAAAGGTATCAGTCGCTCGGCCAGGCGGCCCGTATCTACCAGCTCGATGAACTCATCGCCAAGCCGCCGGCTGTTTTCCATCGCCTTGCGCCAGTAGGTTTGACGCTCTTTGTCTTTGCCCACGAAACGCTTGAAATCGCTGCGGTCCGGCAGCTTGCCGAACGGCAGCGTCGACAGGTATTCCCGCGACGGCGCGAGCAGCAAAACGTCCTGCAGCCGGCCAGGCTCGCCGCGCCGCCAGGGCAGAGTCTTGTCGAACCAGCCGGGGATGATTTTGTCGGTGAAATGCGGGTAAATCACGATATCGCTGCCGCTGTAGGGCAGGTCCAAGTGGTAATCCAGCAAGCCGCCGTCGCGGAAGGTACCCGGCCCGACGCCTGGAATGTCCATCACGCCCTGCATCACCATCGGGATCGAACCGGACGCCAGCAAGGCCTGGCGTAGATTGGAGGTGTCGAGGTGCAGGCAGCGGGAAGGAAAGTCCGTGAGAGCCGAAAGAGGCGGGGCCAGCCGGGCGTCGTGCATGATCAGCCGTTCGAAATGCCGCGACAGCCGGGCACGCCCGATCAGGTTGTTGGCAATCACCGATCCAAGGCCCAGACCCAAGCCGCCACGATGATCCAGCGCAAGCAGGCCATGGCTTTTGACGATCAAGATATTCAGTCGGTAATGCGGGTTGTTCAACACGCTCGCATCGCGGCCCTGAAGCAGGTCGTCAAGCATCTTCACGCAACTGCGGCTGACTTCGGCCATGGTCACGCCCTTGGCGAAGCTCTGCTCGTTGTACAGCTTGCCGAGCAGTTCAAGGCCCTCTACCGGATTGGGCAGGCAGGCACTGGCGAAGCGCCAGGAGCCGATGGACGCACCGATCAACGAGCGTTCACGTTCGGCGCGGGGCAGCCATTCGCCGAACAGCGCCAAGTCCAACCCCTGAATGCCCAATGCCTTGGGACCACCCGCCGCGCCGGGGATGATGCCAACGTCAGCCGGCGCCAGGCCTCGCTCGCGAATCCGCGTCATGGCTCGGACGCCAGCCTTGATCGTCAGGACCGGGGAGTTGATGTGAATGGCACTCATGGCGACTCCTGAGGTGAACAGCGGCGAATTATATCCGCTGTAGAGCGTTCAGGAGGTGTGCGAAATTTCCTACATGGTGGCATCTAGCCAGAAAAATTCAGCTTCAATTAAGTTCGGCTGTTTATTGTGAGCTCCGTAAACATGATCACTACAACGGAGACTTACCATGAACACTTTCACTGCTTTTTTCGCCGCTTCTGCCCTGGCAGTCACCGCAGGTTACGTACAGGCCAAAGATCTGGGCCCGGACGAGGCACTCAAACTGCGCGATGCGGGTACTATTCAGTCTTTCGAAAAATTGAACGCGGCGGCGCTGGCCAAACACCCGAATGCGACCATCACCGACACCGAGCTGGAACAGGAATATGGCAAATACGTTTATCAAGTCGAACTGCGTGATGCCAAGGGCGTCGAGTGGGACGTCGAGCTCGACGCAGTCAGCGGCCAGGTACTCAAAGACCACCAGGACACCTGATGACCGCCAGTAAACGTCCCCATCAATGTTTCGTTTACTGTTTACTTGC